CATACCCAAGCCAGGAATCCCAACACCACTCAACGGACTCATCCGACTGCTGCTCCCATAACGACCACTAGGTGGACTCACATTACCCAAAGGCTTCGCACTCTTCAATCCACCACCCATCAACGCAGCAATACCCTTCGCAATCTCAGCCTGACCAGCCTTGTCTTCCGCCTGTGCAGGGTTCGTGGTCCGAGGTGCGGGTGCCGAGGCCGACTTAACCTCCTTACCGCCCAACAAATCCGCAGCATAGCTCTTAGCAGCCTTGGATACCGTACCTTTGTCCACGTTCCCCAAACCACCATTGTACGCCATCAACGCCTTATTATAATCACCATCGTAATAATCGATCAGCTTTCCAAGGTACTCAGCACCAAAACGCAAGTTATCAACAGGATCACTCCGATCCCGCAACGGAGTAACACCCAAACCAGGGTTCTCCGCTGTCTCCTTCAACGGCTGTGTGTAACCAATCTCGCCTGCCGCACCCCGCGCATTCGGGTTCCAGCCGCTCTCCTTCGCAACCAATCGAGAAAATATCTCTGGATCTACACCATATCGCTCCGCCATCTGCGCAGCTATCCGTCTGTGACGATTGTTCTCGGACATTTGGACCTCGTAACTGTTTAATCCACCATACAATAAACCCAAATGAAAATACACCCGCGATTTTTTGAGGGGCTAGGGAACCTAGTTGTTGTCTGCTTGTTGCCCAATGGAATTACCCCCGAATGAATTTACAAAACTAATATATACAGCGCGTGTGAACGCGCACCGCCCCCAAATATAGGGGGTGCCCCCTCGCGCGATGCGCGATCTGCGCTGCAACGCGGCGAAGTTACCCCCGCGCGGGATTAGGATCATGCTGCATTGCAGCGTAAAATAATTTGATTAATTGTCGTTTTATTGTTGTTTGGTTGTTGACATTGGTGAAAATATCATTACCTTGTTACTTGTAACAAGCGTTACAGTTCATCAATACGAAAGGAAAGATTATGAACAAGCAAGAAACACTAGGCAAGATTGCAGCACTAGATGCCGAGATCAAAGCGAAAACAAAAGAGCGCGATCAGCTCCGCCTTGATGCAATCAAAAACGGTTATGCAACATGGACATATACAGTCCGCATGAACGCCCCCTCATTAGCATGGTGGAAAGAACATCGCCCCGCAACATGGGAAAAGTATGCTACAGCAAAAGACGTGAAACACTTCACTCCAGTTTAATCAACAGGGGGCGAAAGCCCCCACCCACTACGAAAGGAAAGAACATGAAACAGCACTTCGAAGACTTCCAGACAAACGATATGTTTTCAACACCAGAAAGCATGAAAGCATTACGTGACTACCTTGCGAAGTTTAACGGTCCAGAAGCCGTGATCGCCCAGACATGCGCGATGCTAATGTATAACTACATCGTAGCAAATTATCACCTTACAAAGAAATAAACACTTGTAGCCCAGCAACAACTGGGCTACACTCAAACTGTTCAATTAGAAAGGAAAGAACATGACTAGACCAATCAAAGTTATCGCACAAGATATCCGCGCGAACTGGCCCAAGGTCAACTACGCTGCCGAACCATATCTGAACGCAATGTATTCACTGAACAGCATAGAAGACAACTACATCTATGACAGTGGTAAATCAGTGGTTCGTTACTTCCTATCGAACGCTAGCACATGGCGCGGCGACAAAGCCCGTGAGATCAAGGCCGAACTAAAGGCCATGCTTTAATCAAACCCCGCCCCCACCGCTCCGATATATGAGGTCTACGCGGTGGGGGCTTTTCTATACGAAAGGAAAGAATATGTACAATCTAACCAGACCATGCACATGCCTCAGTGGATGCAAAGACATGAAACTATTGGGCAATAACGAATTTTGGATAAGAGCCAAGCCCGAAGGTGGGCATTACACATGGGCTTACTGCAACTGCTGCATGTCACGTTATCATTTGGACGGGACAAACGAGATCAAACATGATGACGATTACCCCTGTAATTACTGCACCCATCCCGATGATTTGGCTGTCATCAAACAGTGGAGGGAAGCAAATGCAGCGTGATCCAATACTAGACGCAGACTGGACCTTGGTCGGAACGTCTGATGAGACAGACTCAACCCACATAGTTTGTGGGTTGAGATGGAATGAGGTTGACGGTCATGTCAAAGCCCTGACTGAAAACGGGTGGGACGTTCATGTCTACGAACCCGTGTTGAAACAGATCATACCAGGCGAACACGACGACGACGATTAAATAAGAATCCCTGGCCCGGGGTAATGGGCACTCCTTTCGTTGATCCCCTGCGGGCGCAAGCCCGCAGGGTTTTTTGTCAACCCGCAGGGCGGCAGGGCCGCAGAGTCTATGCACGAACGTATTGATTGCCACTTGGCAATCTATGCCACTTGGCATTTAGTTGTTGACTGGTTGTTGGATCCATGTTATCAAGGTTCTAGGCAATCAAGCCTACATCTTAACCATTACGAAAGGATCATAAGATGCAAAAATCATACGTTCTAGAACACACAATGCAGGTCAAGATCGACGTGGATCTTGGCGAGATCAGCGAATTGATCGAGGCATTGGATCAGCTGGTTAATGACGATACGTCCAACAACTGGAAAGCAAAAGGTCTTGCATCCAAGTTGAAAGCACTGCGCCGCGCGACTGTCGAAGAAGCGAAGCGCGAATTTGAAAACATGCTAGAACGCGTATAACAGGAGGCGGGGGATCTTTTGATCCCCCGATTTTATTATGGAAATGACACCAATCAACGCAGTCCTAATCGCAGAAGGCGACATCGACACCGACCAGGAAACACAGATCGAAGCCTGGCAATACCTGGTGGACACCGGCCTAGCCTGGTCCCTCCAAGGATCCTTCGGCAGGATGGCCCAGGAACTGATCGACCAGGATGTGATCACCGCACCATGAACCAGGGGCCGCAAGGCCCCTCTTTCTTTTAATATAGAGCGGCGAGGCCGCAGGGCCGCAGGGCCGCAGAAAAGAAAACCGCAGGGCCGCAGGGCCGCAGAGTTTAGAAAACTTTTCACTTGTTCTTTGGTTGTGCCTGGCGTACAATCAAACCGTTAACTAGAAAGGATTACACTATGAAACACGCTATCATTTACAAGGGGCCTAGCTTATTGGATGGTCAACCAATCGTGGTTATTGCCACGTATTCAAACCGCAACACAAAGACGGGCCACGTCGTGCAAACCTACATATTGCGCAGCGATATCAACCCGCTTGAAGCCAGCAAAACTGGCGCGGACTTTTCAATTTGTGGCAACTGCCCAATGCGCGGCGAACCTACCACGGATCCAAACCGCAAAATTGCCAAGGGCCGCAAGTGTTACGTTAACCTTGGGCAGGGCGTCTTGATTGTATTTAAATCATTCTTGCGCGGCGTATATAAAGAGGGCGACCCGCGCACCATGGGCCGTGGTCGTTTCGTACGCGTCGGGACGTACGGGGATCCCGCCGCAGTACCGTCCGAAGTGTGGGACGAATTGCTAGCCGAGTGTGAAACATGGACAGCGTACACACACCAACGCCCTTGGCGTCCAGACATTGCAATGCAATCTGTTGACAGCCACGCGCAAGCGGTCGCGCATTGGGAAGCAGGAAACCGCACATTCCGAGTGATCGCAAACCTTGGACAGATCGACCACGCAAACGAAGCACTATGCCCCGCATCAAAAGAGGCAGGGCGTCGAGTCCAATGCACCGCATGCAAATTGTGCAAGGGATCCAGCAAAGCCAAGTCAATCGCAATCGTCGAACACTAGGACAGAGGGCCACGGCCCTCTTTTCTTTTGCCTTGTCCCCTGGCACATGACCGGATAAGATAAAACTACGAGGCCGCAGGGTCGCAGGGCCGCAGGGCCGCAGAGTATATAGCCTCCAAACGAGGCCGCAGGGCGCAGAACAAAGACGCAGGGTCCTCGAACCTCGCACCTTGGGCCGCAGACATACCGCCCATGATCAAATCAGGCCCCTGATCCCCTCCAAATAAAACTATATCCTTCGTAGAGAGGTCCTTTACCAAGAAGAAATTGGCCCCGCCTCTGGCAAAATATGCCATATTCCAAGCGACTTGATGAGGCGACACTTTTACTGCGTTACTTTTAGCTACTTTCAATTCCATCCAAAAGGGTAGGCCATCCCATACCATATGGACATCGGGTACACCTCCGCCGTGCTTGTTTTCAATCCTCGTTGCGAAGCACTTCTTCGGTAAGTTCTGGCGTATCTGGTTCCAGAAGTTCGCCTCGGGTCCCCTGCTCATCTGTTATATCCTTATAGCTGCCCTCAATCTGGAACGCTTGCGGATATTGTTTTTGTAGTGCAGCAAGTCGCGCCGTGATTTCATCTCTTGATAGTTGGTCTATCGTATTAATCGTCTCGCGTCTATCGATAGTCAAACCACCGAGGGCTGACCGTATCTTTTCAGCGTTGATTGCAGCAGAGAATTGCCCTGCCTCCTCGGCCCCGCGCGATAGCTGATGCAGTCTTTCAAGCTGACCGATGGTGGACACACCATACCGCCGCTCTCGTTCCTGTCGTAACTCTTGGATGTATTCCACAACATGCGGATAGTCTCTGCCGTTTAGCAGAACAGATGCCTGTTTACCCGCAAGGTCCTGTGCATATCCCGCAAGTCTGGCACACTCCGCATTCGAATAGATACCCTCGACAATCTTCTGTGCAAAGGTCATCTGTCGGTTGGTCAACTGCCTACCAAATTCTTCTTCGATCTCTTGTTTTTTGGAAGCCATAATGATTACACCTGATTACGTTGTTTACAGTGTTTTTCTAGGTAGTTGTAAGTATACTGCAAACATATTGTCGGAACAAGGGCATCGAAGTGTAATCATTTACCCCCCTTTTGTAATCAAGTGTAATCATACGCAGCTATATAAATAAGGGCTTGATTACGCCGTTTACGCTGATTACACGATTTTCGTTTCAATTTTTTTTTTTTTCAAAAAATCTGGAAAAATACCGTATATAACGTAATCATACTTTTTTGTTGACAGTCTGCCCCACCTCAACTACTCTACAACCATTCAACAAGTATTACGAAAGGATTATCTATGACTTGTTTTACGTTTACATGGCGGTGCGAGGACGGCGGAGACTTCTTCTCTGTAGAAATAACTGCGCCTACTAAGTCCGAGGCCCACGATCAGTGGCTCAAGTATTGTGATGGTTACTGGGATACTGATGATTTGTTCTTCTTCCTTTGTGCGGAAGGAACGATTGATGAGGTTCACTCTTTAGTTAAGGAGGCGTCAAATGCCTAATCATTGTTATCAGCAAGTAGAGATTTGTGGACCGAGGTTCTTGGTCAAAGAACTGTATGATCATCTAACCAAGGCTGACCCAGAGTTTTGCCAATTAATTGTGCCTATGCCGTTTGAGCAGTGGCTTGCCCCTAAGACCAAGTGGCAGGGGTACGAGGTCGAGGGTTGGTATGACTGGCGTGG